GTCTAAGAAACAAAGTTGCCGACCCTCGGCTGTTAGCAGCTAACGGACACCCAAACGAATTAGGACACCAATTCATCCTAGATCAGTTGCTTGTTGCTATAGATTCTGTTAAACTTGTAGGATGATCGATGTATTGGCCTATGTTAAAGGACGTAAAAAACAGACCTCGAGTGGTTGGGTAAGTTTCAATGCGGTCTGTTGTATCCATAACGGGCAGAATGCCGATCGGCGTGGGCGTGGTGGCTTAAAAGTATCTGAACAAGGCTGGAGTTATCACTGTTTCAACTGTAACTATACTGCTAGTTTTATATTAGGACGTAACATCAGTCTTAAAGCAAGACGATTACTCAGTTGGTTAGGCGTACCAGAAGACGAAATATCTCGAGCCAACTTAGAAAGCCTACGCCATCGCAGCATGGAAGGTATCTTAACTGATAGGCAGCGTGTATTCAATCAGGTAGCTAACTTAGAATTTGAAGAGCGCGACCTACCACCGTTCGCCGAACTAGTACCCGCCGAAGGAGTCGTTCGAGATTATGTAAGGTCTAGAGCTATACCCGACAATTATCCTATGATGACACAGTTGGAGAACGACGGCGTGCATTGGACTAGACCACACATCATTGTACCGTTTACTTACTATGATCAGATAGTTGGCTACAGTTGCCGATTCTTAGACAACAAACAGCCTAGGTTTATATCAGACAGTCAGCCCGGTTATGTATTTGGTATAGACAGTCAACCCAGTAATTGGCAGTCGGCAATACTAGTCGAGGGCGTACTAGACGCAGTATCTATCAATGGATTGGCCGCACTGCATAGCACAGTCAGTGATCAGCAGGTTAGATTAATACGCAGTCTCAGTAGAGAGATCATAGTTGTGCCTGACAGAGACACTGCTGGTATGGAACTAGTAGATCGTGCTGTTGAGCTAGGTTGGGCAGTTAGCATGCCAGACTGGGCAGAAGGCGTTAAGGATGTTAACGATGCAGTACAACATTATGGTCGTTTAACTACAGTACTGATGATTATGCAGGCGCGAGAAACTAGTAAAATAAAAATTGAACTGCGCAGAAAGCGGTGGTTAAAAACTGATGCCTAAGGTTGTGATAACCACAGTGCCGTTTGTTGATGAAGATACTCCACTAGCAGCACCAGCAGTGTTAAAATCTGCCCTGCAGGCTCGTGGAATAGATTGTGTAGGGCTTGACCTTAATATTGACATTTACAATAAGATTCAACACGATCCACGTAGGCATAAGTTCCTAAATTTTTTCTATAGGCAGAAAATTGAAGAAGATATTGTAGAAGATCTTGTTAGGATGTTAGACTTTTATAGTGCTGAAATATTAAGTCATAATCCTGATATCATTGCCTTAAGTTTGTTTTGCTTTCAGTGCCAGACCTTTACTGCCTGGTTATGTGCTGTACTTAGACAAACTGCACCAAATAAACGTATAGTAATTGGTGGACCTGGACTTGAAACTCTAGAAAACAGTCTATTAAAGTTTCCTGATAGGTTAAAAAGATTAGGACTTATTGACGATTACATCACCGGCGATGGCGAGACTAGTCTAGCTGAGTATGTGCTAGGCAACACAGATTATCCAGGTATAAACTCAACCAACTGGATACCTAATGAAAATTTTGAGCAGTTGCCTATGCCAGATTACAGCGACTATCGTTTTTTCCGATATAGGTATGCATTGTTGCCTATTGTAGACAGCAGAGGATGTGTACAAAATTGTGAATTCTGTGATGTTATTGCCTTTTGGGAAAAATTCCAGTACCGCAGTGCCGACTGGATATATGCAACCATGCAACACTATATCAAGAATTATGGCATCTATAGATTTCAATTTGGCAGCAGTATCTGCAATGGCAACCTTAAAGAGTTCAAACGATTAATGCAGATGATTGCCGACTATAATGACAGCCATATCGAGGAACAACAAATTCATTGGGTAGGCTCGTTCATAGTGAGATCAGCTAACAACCATCCTGAATCACTTTGGCAATTGATCAAAAAAACCAACGCATTTTTGCTAACTGGTGTTGAAAGTATGATTGAGCATGTACGTATAGGACTAGGAAAAAAATTTACCAATGCAGATTTAGAGCACCATCTAACCATGACGCAGAAGTATGGTATTGGTACTAATCTTTTGTTCATTGCTGCTTATCCTACTGAGACTGAAGAGGATTATGAATCTGCTAAACAGTGGTTCAGAGATCATAGTCATTTTGCAAATAACACTGTTCAACAGGTACAATTAACTGTGCCGGGTATTCTACCAGGCACCAGACTTGAAGCTACTACCAACATAGATGAATTTAATGCTGGTAAAGATCGTAGATACAGACAGGCAGTTGAACTAAATGAGGTTATAAAGTCATGCGGCTTTACAACAAGACCTTTCCTTTGATTGCAGAATTTGAAAGCAGTGAAACGGGCATACAGGTCTATGATCATCGCTTTGAACTGTTAGACACAGCAGCAGCACAGTTTAGTTTAGAAATTGCTTTGCCCGGTCGTTTAGCGTTTAGAACTGATGCTTCAGCTCGGTTTGTCAAAATGTCTTTAAGTGGAATTAATTTCGATCGCACAAGTCTGCTAAACATAGTAGAATATAAAATATCTAAAAATACAGTCACGTCGTGGGAACAGTTAGATCGGTTGTCAACTACACGTACATTGTCATGGGATCAGGACGGTTATCTTTTGTTAAACTTGTTTCATCCGAATCCATTTGCTTTGCACCTGTTCATTGGTAATAAAATAAAATTTTGATATGCTAAAAAATTACGGAATTGATGTACAAAAACTTTTTCTAGAAATGATGCTTGAAGATGCACAGAGCTATATCCGTGTGCAGAATATTTTCAACGCAGAAAATTTCAACAAAAGTCTAAGGCCAGCCGCAGAGTTTATACAAGAACACAGCGACAAACACAAGACCATGCCAGACCGGCAGCAGATATCTGCGGCGACAGGTATTAAACTTGATCCAATTCCAGATCTTAACGAAGGGCATTATGACTGGTTCTTAGAAGAGTTTGAAAACTTTACTAAACGTCATGAACTAGAACGTGCAATTCTTAAGGCAGCAGATCTACTAGAAAAAGACAACTTTGATCCGGTAGAGAAATTGATCAAGGACGCAGTACAGATCAGTCTAACCAAAGACATGGGTACAGACTATTTTGCTGATCCTAAGGCACGTTTGTTAGCACTAAAAAACAACAACGGGCAGAATAGTACTGGTTGGCCTGCGTTAGACAAACTGTTGTATGGCGGATTTAATCGCGGTGAACTACAGATCTTTGCCGGCGGCTCAGGCTCAGGTAAGAGTCTGTTCATGCAGAATCTTGCAGTAAACTGGATCACTGCTGGATTGAGCGGTGTATACATTACACTAGAACTTAGCGAAGGGCTTTGTTCGATGCGTATTGATAGCATGATGACTAACACTGCCAGCAAAGAAATTTTCAAAGACATTGACACAATTGAAATGAAGTTAAAAATGATGTCTAAGAAAGCCGGACAGTTCAGAGTCAAGTACATGCCGGCACAGAGCACAGTCAATGACATACGTGCATATCTCAAAGAGTTACAGATACAGGAAGGTGTCAAAGCTGATTTCTTGTGTATTGACTATTTGGATCTGTTGATGCCGGTCAGTGCTAAGGTTAGCCCTAATGATCTGTTTGTCAAAGACAAATATGTATCTGAGGAACTTAGAAATTTGGCCAAAGAACTGAATGTGTTGTTTGTTACAGCTAGTCAGTTGAATCGTGCTGCGGTCGAAGAAGTTGAATTCGACCACAGCCATATTTCTGGTGGTATATCTAAGATCAATACTGCGGACAATGTGTTTGGTATCTTTACTAGTCGTGCCATGCGTGAACGCGGACGTTATCAACTACAGTTGATGAAAACTCGTAGTAGTTCGGGCGTAGGACAAAAAGTTGATTTGGAATTTGATATTGCCAGCCTGCGCATTAGAGATCTTGCCGAAGATGCTGGTTACCAAGAGTTCAAACAACGTGCGCCCAGTATCTATGAATCAATTAAGGCAACTAGCAAAGTGTCCGATGAAACACCAAACGCTACTGCGCCCGACGAGCCAGGTAAGATATCAGCAGATGTACAGAGTGCCAAACTAAAGCAACTGTTGGGTCAGATCAAAGGCAAGGCTGTTTAAGATAAGAATCAATAGGCATGCTACGTACTTCAGATCGGTTACAGTGTAAAAACTGACTGCCATCTTTGTTGCGTAGCTCACCGTTGCCAACAATGACTGATCCATTGGTATACTTTACCGGTCGATCTACAATTAGATCAACGTACTCGCCTTCACCCACACCCAATGTGATAAAATGAATATATTGCTGTTTTTCTTTACGGAACACACGACTGTTAGCCACGATGCCGGCAAATTCGTAGCGGTCAAGATAGAGCCCTTTAACTCCCATATTAGGTAAGAAGCCGGGCGAATTCCAAGCCTGATGCTCTTTGAAAGATTCAACTGGATCTTCAGTTATCCAATTATCAAAGCCTAGCTCACGTAGGTCCCAACCGGCACGTTTGGCTTCGTTACGATAGACCCAACGTGCGTAACTGCCTTGACAGTGTTTAAGTGCAGCACGCCAAAACTCTTTAGGACTATGTGCTTTCTGATAGGCCAGTGCCCAGATTAGTCTACCCAGATTGACTGCATGTGCGCGACAAAGACCAAACCCCGACAGGCTTTCCATTTCTCGTCTGATCTGTTCTTTGTAAGGATGGTCACCAAGTCGTGACATAAACTCCATGACCTTTTCTTCATTCTTTTTAGCAAACGCACGTCTGTACATATCAGCTTCGTAGGCATTAACACCAATCAACTTCATGATACGTTCTATAGCATCATCTTCGCAGACTATAGCCGACTCCTGTACAGTCTTTTGTGTCCAGTCGTGGAAGAAGCTGGCTTTTTTGCGTCCTTCTACAGCCACGGGTCGTACCAGTGCAGTAGCAAATACGCAGTCATGCATCGACGTAGGCTGTATGGCACGAAACAGTCGTCGCATCGCTGGACTTTCACCTTGTGTAACACCTAGCACATCTCCACGGCTGAGCAGATCTGAAGTGAGCTCATCCTCTTCAGGGTACTCGTGTATCATGCGGGTGTTGTCAATTTCCATTAGCTGACTAAGTCCACGATTAGCCAATATGTCTACTTTGAGATGTTCAAGATCTTCAACTTCGTTTTTGTCTAGTAATATCAAGTTATCATCGCGGAAAAGACTTTTTGGCAGCTGCCGATCAAACACAATTATACCACCACAGTGTTTGCTAAGACAGCGTTTCTTGCCCATAAGTTTTTTTTCTATACGACGTGCTTCTTCTACGTCAATGCCTAGTTTAGCATAATCAATGTCTTTAGGTAGGCGACCACGTGCGCCTAGACGTTTAGCAGCTTCACGGCGTGCGGATTTTTCTTTGTACATCACGTAATTAGATATACGTGCAGTTTTACCCGGCCACGCTGTGAAAATTCTTTTCATGGCTAGCTCTTGGCGATGGTGTGGAACGTCAATATCTACATCAGGTAAATCATCTCTGAACGGATTTAAGAATCTAGCCAATGGTATGTTCCACTCTATAGGATCTACATCAGTGATAGCCATAAGATAACAGACAAGACTCGACCCAGCAGATCCGCGAGTCATGTGCGGTATGTCACTGTTGAGATCTAATATTTCACGGATCTTTAAGAAGTAATTGGTAAACTTTTGATTAATAATGATGGCGAATTCTTCAACTAGTCGCTCTTGGTATCGGGTATCATCTGGACAGGATCTGCGAAACTGATCCATAAGCTGCTGTATTTGTTCTAATTCATTCATAGTGTGCCTTTACAATTGCCTAAGTTTTTTTTAAGAATCATATTTACGTCCAGTTTGGCTCTCTAGTAAATAACCGTAGATGAAAATTAAATGGTTTACCCAAATTGAGCCGCTGGATGCAGAAACTATTCCTTGGTTTATTGATAACATAGATGCAGACAGTATTAGGCAAATACTCAAATTAAATACGCCCCCGTTTGCTGTAAGTGATCACTACGGTTCTATAGAACAAACCGCAGTACCAGTATTGTGCTTTCCGGCATGGTTAGATTTTCTAATTGGTTTCTATGATCGATTACAGCATGCTCCTGACTACATGGCTACCAGATATGCAGTTAATTTTACCGCTAATAAAAAACAGATCAATCGATTTCTAATGATCAAATTGATTGGTTGGTTTAATATACGCAGCCTGGATTATACCTGGAGTGGTGCAGGATCTATTGTGAATATGCAGCCAGTCTGGGACGAATATAACTTAGAAGATATAGAGCTGCGTCGCTATATGTGCGCACCGGTGGATAATTTAGAGTCTAAGTTTTTTGCTGATCATACCAAAACAGTCAATAACGATCGTTTGTCCACTGGACATGCACATCATGGAAAATTTAGTGTAAAATATTGGAACAGTTGGTTTAGAGAACTGTACTCAAATTCCGCAATTAGTCTTATCGCCGAGGATATACAGTTTCAAAAGGCAGCTTTATTCACCGAAAAAACTGTATGGGCTATGATGGCTCAAACTTTTCCAATTTGGATTGGTGGTTACAATCAGGCTAAATCCTGGCAGGCTATGGGTTTTGATATATTTGAAGATGTGATTGATCACAGCTATCAGACTGCTGATAGCCTATGGGAAAGATGTTATCTAGCTTTTAGGCTTAATCATAGAATTCTGCAAGATTTAGATCAAGCTCAAAGTTTAAGACAGCAGTGTAAATCTCGTCTACAGGCCAACAGAGACCTGGTGTTTAATGGAGTTTTTAAGCGTAGAATACAGGAGTTAATTGCGCAGCAATCTACACCCTATACTGACATGTTAAACCAAGCTCTAGTGTCTTATACAAATAGAATGCACCAGCAAGCCTCGTCAGACTAATTACATGCCGTGACCCAATAAATATAATCAATATGATGCGTAAAAAAATCAAAAGCATCCTGGAAGAACTGGAAAGCTTGCCCTCAGAGCGAGACAAATCCTATTTGGTTGAAAATCGTGCAAATAATGCCATTAACAATGCCATACGCATTTTAGAGCAATTTGATGATTTGTATCCAGCTGAACAGGCTGAAGCTATGACACGTAAATTCCTAAACGCTATTAAGTCTAGAAATCCGGATAAGTTTTCACGTTTCTTACGCAACTCTAACGACAGCGAAGATTAAACATGCGTTTACACGAAGGCGGTAACATATTCAAAACCAAAGAGGGACAGCCTGCTACTACCAGAATTAACCTAGCAGATATTGCCCCTACAATCCAATGGCTAGATGAAATTGTTCCAGGACTAGAGCTAGCTAACAACATGTTAGGCAGCACTGGCCAAAAACCTACATCAGGCGATCTTGACCTGGCCATTGATGCAAACGCAGTCAGCAAGGAACAGGTAATAGATGCTCTGACTCGTTGGGCGCAGGCTAATCAACTTAATCCTAATGATTTTGTTAAAAAATCAGGCGCCAGCGTACATTTCAAAACTCCTATTCGCGGTGACGCTAATAACGGTTTTGTACAGACTGACTTGATGTTTTTTGACAAACCAAACTTTGCCAAGTTTTATTATAGACAAGATCCTGACACTGAATATAAAGGCATGACCAGAGCTGTACTGTTGAACAGTATTGCTAAGACTATGGGTATGAAAATACATCAAAATATTGGTCTGGTGAGTCGTGAGAACAATGAGCTAGTCAGCGACGACGCTAATGAGATAGCCAAGATACTACTCAATCCTGCTGCTAATGCTAACAGCCTTGGCAGTGTAGAAAAGATCATGGCAGCTCTACGTAATGATCCACAGCGTGATCAAAAAGTTGGCGAATTTCTTGACTACATGAACAAACAGGGTACACCCTATCAAGAAAGTATAGAAGAAAGTGATGTAAACTTTCTAGCCAAGTTAAGAGATCGTATTGTAAACCAAGGCATGACTATTATTGTTGAAAACGAACTGGTTATCAAAGAAGCCGAAGCTAGAATCCCTCATTTAGAAGATCTAGTATTTGATCTAGGCAGTCGTGGCATAGACATGGCAATGCAGGTAGTTGGTCAGGCAGCTAAAGACACTGCCGGTTCGACTACTATTAAATGGGACGGTAAACCTGCAATCATATTTGGCCGTAAAGCCGATGGCAAGTTTGTACTAACTGATAAAAGTGGATTCATGGCCAAAGGCTATGATGGACAGGCTACAAGCCCACAGCAGTTAGCCGGTGTAATGAATATGCGTCAAGGCGATCGAACAGATCTCATACGTATGTATACAGAGCTGTGGCCACAACTGGAAGCAGCAACACCTGCCAATTTCAGAGGATTTATACAAGGCGATCTATTGTATGCGCAGCCTTTAGTTCCACAGCAGGGACTTTTTGTATTTCAGCCTAACACTATAGAATATCGCATACCAGTTGACAGCGCCATGGGTAAAGAGATTGCCGGCACCACCTCAGGAGTAGCAGTGCATACTTTTTATCAAGATGCAGCTAGTCCTCCACAGGCACTGAAAACAAGACCTTTACAGCCTGTGCAGGGACTATTCATTGGTTATCCAGGTATTCAGAACGTACAAAATCTCAAACCAAATGTCAAAGCATTAAATCAGGTAAAGTCTATCGGTTCAAAGTTCGGAGCAGGTATTCAGGACTTTATGAACCCACAGGAACTCAGGGCAAGACAGATTACTGATTTGCCTGCGCTGATGAAAAAATATGTAAACAGCCGTGTGACCACCAACTTTGATAAAATGGCACAAGGGTTTCCAGGTTGGGTAGCCGGTGAAGTCAGCGATAGAAAGTATAACAACATTATAGAGTGGATCAAGGCTAACAAGGACGGCTATGCCGCGGTGTGGTCCGCCTGGGCTAGCCTAATGGATGTAAAAATGGATCTGCTAAGACAGTTAAATGCACAAGTGCCAGGACAGGAAGGATTTGTAGTGGCCACTCCTGCGGGCAGAGTAAAGTTAGTCAGTAGATTAGATTTCAGCGCAGCTAATAGACTACGTAATCAATGAACATCTTCCAGGAGCTAAACGAAAGCAGATTGTTTCGTACACAATCACGTTTAGACGGATTGAAGCGCAGTGACATGGCTCGCAAGTTTTTTACACATATGATGGCACTGAGGGTCTTATACGAAGAATCCCCGGACGCAGCTAAAGCTTATGCTAATCTAATTCTTCGCTGGCCTGACTTTGACGGTTTTCGTTCA